TGTACCCTCGCCCCGCACCGCAGCCGACATACCGTGACGAGCTCATGGACGATGATTTCGACAGCTTCGATGTCAAAGACTTGGGGCTAGATTGATGCTGCGTCACACAGATTTATGTTCGGGCATCGGCGGCTTCAGTCTTGGCTTTCAATGGGCTGGCTTATCTGAGCCTGTCCTGTTTTGCGATACCGATGCTTGGTGCCGCAAAATCTTGGCAAAGCACTGGCCTGATGTGCCGATAGCAGAAGACGTAAAGGAGTTAGCCAATGACCCAGATGGACTTGTTCCAGACTGCGATATCCTCACAGCCGGATATCCCTGCCAGCCTTGGTCCCTTGCCGGGGAGCGCAGAGGCACAGAGGATGACCGCCATATCTGGCCGGAAATATTTGCAATTGTGCAAGCAAAGCGGCCAACTTGGTGCGTTTTCGAGAATGTTTATGGACACATTAGCTTGGGCCTCGACCAAGTGCTATCTGACTTGGAAGCCAAAGGCTACGCCACAAGGACGTTTGTTGTTCCAGCTTGCGGTGTCGATGCCCCGCACAGAAGAGACAGGCTCTGGATTGTGGGCCACACCACGGACAACGGACGGAACAGGGGGGCCACGCAAACTGGACGAAAAGGGCAGACGCATCAGTCAGACCAACCCGGACTTAGTGTTCGGGGCGAACCTAGCAGACCAAGTGAAAATGTGGCCGACACCGACAGCCAACAAGGACGCTTGCGGCACACCAAACGGCAAGATGCAGAAAATGTTAGGCAATCACCCAGAGGTCAGAAACACGGGGGCTGGGACTTTGAACCCCCAGTGGGTCGAGTGGCTAATGGGATACCCAGAAGGGTGGACAGACTTAAAGGACTAGGCAACGCAATCGTGCCGCAAATAGCCATGCGTATCGGTGAGACAATCAAGGCGGTGAATTGATGCAATACCGTATCCAAATCAGCCGCAGGCCCGGTGTCTGGGAAACAGTGCAAGAATGCAAACTGTGCGAAGGAACCGGCACAGTCACCGGCGAGACGTTTCGCATAGATTACGACCACGGCGGCTATCTTACATCATGTAAAGCTGACTGCCCCACATGCAAAGGCAATGGCTGGGTACATCTGCCAGAGGAAGAAGATGCAGAAGAGTAAGCTAACGCCAATGCCCCTGTCTTTACGCGAGGCAAACGAGTTTGTGCTGAACTTTCATAGGCACAACAAGCCCACACAGGGCGGCAAGTTTGCTATCGGTTGTTTGCACGATGACAGACTGGTCGGGGTAGCCATAGTCGGCAGGCCGATTGCTCGGATGCTTAGTGATGGCTGGACAGCAGAAGTCACGAGGCTGTGTGTAGCACCAAACGCACCCCGTAACGCCTGTTCTTTTCTATACGGGAGATGCTGGCGTATCTGGCAGCAAATGGGCGGCACAAGAATGGTGACCTACACATTGCAAACAGAAAGCGGAGCAAGCCTGAGAGGAGCTGGGTGGAAAATTGTGGGCGTTACAAAGCCACAGTCATGGTCCAGAGATGAGCGCCGCAGACAATGGCAAGATATTTTTGGGCAACCAAAGTTTAGGTGGGAAGCTGGCGATGCAAAAGTCTAAACTTACTCCAGACCCCATCAGGGACGCACCAGACGGTCACGGCAACGGGCAGTCACCATCTGCTATTGCCACACTGCCGGGACGCTCTACACGCGACACCCGTTTCGTGCGCTTCCCGATGACGTTCTTTGTCCTCGCATACTGCTGTAGCCACGCTAACGGATACACAGCCCTGTTCTGGGTCAACCAGTCAACAATCGCAAGAGACATGGAAATATCACAGCAAGCTATCTCACAGCACTTCAGAAAGCTCGTAGAATGGGGCTACATCGAGAAACTCCGCAATCAAGACATCAGACGGCCATACGGTAAGAAAGGCGCACTGTGGCGGGTCAAATACGACCCGGTCATGACCTTCGAAGAAGTGCAAGCAGTCGCTGATGCCATGCCCAAAACAGAAGAAGAAGAACAACAAGTCGCAAAAGAAACCATCGAACAGGCAGCTAAAGGCGCAAAAGGTCAACAGTCCAGACGTAAACAAAACAAGGTCAAAGAGGCTGTGGATAACTCTGCAACTACAAGCCCCACCTTGTATGATAATGATTCGCAATACAAGCCCCAGCTTGTACAACTCGACAAGGTGCAGCTTGTAAATAACGATACTACTATAACTATAGAAGAAGAGATAAATGAAGTTGATTGTAGAAGGCTGTGTATAAGCTATGCACATGCGGTCAACAGACGATGGGGTCGAGGGTTCAAGCATGACCTGAGGCAAGAGCAACTGGCTCGGCAGCTTCTGTCATCAGGATACACGCACGACACCTTCATGGCAGATGCAGAAAGTCTGCTGGACTGGATGCAGAAGAAAAGCAAACAGCCGCCTGCCAGCCTCCAATACTTTATTGCTCGCAAAGAGAAGCAGGGTAAGCCAGTCGATGCGTCAGGGCTAATCAAGAAAGTCACAGCAAGCATGAGGATGCCATGATTGTACAAAACCCAGACGGTCGGCTAGTCATTGTACACATGCAGGAGCGGTCAAAAATACAGGCGCAAAAAAGCGACCTATGCCCCCCCGCCCCTGCCGCACGTATAGGGGGGCCATCACAAAAATATTTTGGCAAAAAACATGAAAGGAAAAAGCCATGAAGAAGCGATTGAACATTATGCAGGCGAAGGAGATAGAGGGCCGGGACAAGCCTTACTGGGCGAGGATAGGCACTTTGTTCATGGATGATAGCGGGAAGATAAGCATCAAGCTGGATGTTTCGCCTTATCCGAATAAGGAAGGTGATGTCTGGCTTAGGTGTTTTGAGGATGACCGTAAGCAGGACGGTGTACCGGCTCAGCAAGGGAGCCCGTGGGGATGAGCAAGCGCAAGGTTCCGCCGCCCGGTCGGTTTGCCATGGGCGAGATAAGGAAGAGGCTGAAGGGTTCTGAGATTATTTACGATAATCGGGATGCGTTGGCGGAGGAGCTGCTTCGTTTGGGGTCTTCAAAGATTACTGATGTTGTGGACATTGAGGGTGGGACTGTGAAGTTGAAGGAGTTGGATGACATTCCTGACCATGTTTTGGGGGCGATAAAGAAGATTAAGGTAACGCCGACTAGGGGCGGTGACCAGATAGAGGTTGAGATGATTGATAAGGTTCGGGTGTTACAGATGCTGGCGAAGAGTGCCGGGTTGCTGGATACCGAGAAGCAGATTGATAAGCCTAGTGTTGTAGCGATAGAAATGGTGATGCCAGATGAAACAGATACCTCAGGGTCTGAAACTTAATTTTAGTTCTTCTCCGACTGTAGCCCGGTTTTTCAAGAGCGATGCTTTTGTGAGGGGCATCATGGGGCCGGTGGGCAGCGGCAAGAGTTATGCCTGTTGTGCGGAGATATTCCGGCGAGCTGTGGAGCAGAAGCCCTCCCCTCGGGACGGGATAAAGTACAGTCGCTTTGCTATTGTTCGCAATACGCATCCGATGTTACGGACCACGACTTTGAAGACTTGGCTGGAGTTATTGCCGGAGGATGTCTGGGGGCCGGTCAAGTATGCGCCGCCTATCACGCATCATATCAAGCTGCCGCCTCGGGATGGAGCTGCCGGGATTGATATGGAGGTTATCTTTTTAGCCTTGGATGACCCCAAGGATACGCGCAAGCTATTGTCTTTAGAGCTGACCGGGGCGTGGGTAAATGAGTGCCGGGAGTTGCCGAAGGCTGTTATAGACGGGCTGACGCATCGTGTAGGGCGGTTTCCGACCAAGGCTGATGGCGGTCCGAGCTGGCGCGGCGTGATACTGGACACGAACCCTATGGATGATGACCACTACTACTACCGCTTGGCTGAGAAAGAAAAGCCCGGCGGCAAGTTCAACTGGGAGTTTTTCCGGCAACCGGGCGGTGTTTTAGAGGTTGATATTGAGGAGTTGCCTGCTGAAATGCCTGAGGCTCAGGGGTATACTCATCAGGCTGGCCGGTGGTGGCAGACCAATCCCAAGGCTGAGAACCTGAAGAATTTGCCTAATGGCTACTATGACCAGCTTCTGGGCGGCAAGAACCTCGACTGGATACGCTGTTACGCTCAAGGCAAGTACACGTTTGTTCAGGAGGGCAAGCCGGTCTGGCCCGAGTATAACGATAATCTCATGTGTGATGATTTAGAGATAGAGCCAAATGCGCCTATCCATATCGGCCTTGACTTTGGTTTAACGCCGGCGGCGGTGTTTGCTCAGAAGCTGGGCAATGGCCGGTGGCATGTGCTGCATGAGCTTGTGACCTTCGATATGGGTCTAGAGCGCTTTTGCAATCATCTGAAGACTGAGCTCAATGCGAGGTTCTCCGGCATGGAGACACTGACATGGGGTGACCCGGCTGGCTCGCAGCGTGACCAGATATTTGAGACAACGGCGTTTGACCATCTCAAGACACATGGCATTTTGGCACGGCCTACCGCGACAAACGAGTTCCGCACCCGGCGGGAGGCTCTGGCGATACCAATGGGCAGGCTTATCGATGGCAAGCCGGGGTTTATGATTGACCGCAAATGTGTGCGTTTACGTAAAGCCTTGGTCGGCGGCTATCACTTCAAGCGTGTTGCTATGGGTGCTGGACAGGAGCGCTTCCGGGATGTCCCGGACAAGAACGAGCATTCCCACGTTGGCGATGCGGCGGGTTACTGCCTGCTGGGCTCTGAGCATAAAATCATGACCAAAAACCCCAACCGTATGACCCGGCCTGTAAATGCAAAGGTTTTAGATTTCGATGTTTTCAATTGATGAGTTAAACAAAGTCATGCGGATGGATGTACCTCGCCACAAGGTTGTCCCGTTCCATCCGGCGCATTTGTTCATGTGCGAGCTCAACGAGTTTGACAAAAAAAACATCGAGCTTTTCGATGAGTATCGTGAATATTTGCAGACATATGCTGAGCACGGTCATGCCTTTACAGCGATTGGCGATGAGGATGTCTATGCAATGTTTGGCCTTTGGGAGCTGTGGCCGGGAGTTGCAGAAGCATGGCTTATACCCTCTGCAAAAATAGACCGCAAAACAATCGCTATGCACCGTGCTGCCTTACGTTTTTTTGAGCATGCAGCAAACAAAATGCAAATAAAAAGGCTACAGTTTACTGTTTGTACGCTAAATGTGCGGGCTGACCGATGGGCGCAGAGGTGTTACTTTGAGCGTGAAGGATTGTTGAGGCGTTATGGCCCCGATGGTTCTGACTACTGGATGTATTCAAGGATGTTCTAATGGGCGGTATTTTTTCAAGACCAAAGGCTCCCCCTCCTCCTGACCCATCGATTGATGAAAATCTGCGGCGGCAGGAAGAGAAAAACAAACGTGAGGAGGCCTCGACCCGGCGAAGGCTTGCAGCCAGAGGCGCTGCACGGCGTACCGGCGGCAGACGGATGTTGATGGCACCCGGCGTTTATGGTGCGCAAGCTCGAGGCCGTGATGTTGAATTAAGCAGTACGCTGGGCGCTGGACGTAATCCGCGAGGCTAACATGCGAACTTATAGGCGCAACCCGAAACATACGGAGGCTGATTATGTACGGAGCCAAAGGAGCCAAGAGCAAAATGTCCAAGAAGATGGACAGCAAAACAAACAAGATGCGAAAAGCAGCGATGAAGAAGTACGGGAAGAAGAAGACTAGCTAAATGGTCGCTAAACGATTTCAAAACCCTGAAGGGGGATTGAATGAGGCTGGCAGAAAGCATTTTAAGAAAACGGAGGGTTCGAACCTCAAGCGTCCTCTTAGCTCTGGCACAAGCCCTCGCCGCGTATCTTTTGCTGCACGTTTTGCTGGCATGAAAGGGCCAATGAAGGATGAAAAGGGTCGGCCTACCAGAAAGGCTCTGGCTTTAAAAGCGTGGGGCTTTGGGTCAGTAGAAGCTGCTAGAAATTTTGCTAACCGTCACAAGAAGGGTTGATATGGCTGAGCTCACCAAACGCCAAAAGGCAACGATGAAAAAACATAAAAAACATCATACACCGCGCCATATGCGGATGATGACCAACCTGATGAAGCAGGGAAAGTCATTCTCTCAGGCTCATGCTGAAACACAAAAGAAAGTTGGGGATTGATGGAGCTCTCTACTGAAGTTCTGAAAAAGCGATACAAGAAAGCTCAGACCCATAAAGAGCAGTGGCGAGCCATTTATGAGGAAGCGTATGAGTACGCCCTGCCTATGCGAAACCTCTATGACGGCTACTATGAGCAATCAACGCCGGGTCAGAATAAAATGAAGCGGGTGTTTGATAGCACTGCCATCCACTCAACAGCTCGTTTTGCCAATCGCCTGCAATCATCTTTGTTTCCCCCACAACGGTCATGGTGCCGCCTGCAACCCGGCAATGAGATACCCAAAGAGCGCGAGATAGAAACCCAGCAAGTCCTAGACTTCTACTCTGAGCGCATGTTCTCAATCATGAACCAGTCAGGCTTTGACTTGGCTATGGGTGAGTTTCTGCTGGATTTAGCTGTGGGTACGGCTGTGATGTTGATACAGCCCGGAGATGAGCTGACCCCTATCAGATACACAGCTATTCCGTCTTACCATGTCACCTTTGATGAAGGGCCAAATGGCAACGTAGACACCGTTTATAGAAAATTCAGACGCCCGTTTCGTGTCATCGACAAGGAGTGGCCTGACGCTGAAATGCCTGAAGAGATGATAAGAAAATATCAGGAAGACCCGACCGAAATGGTCGAGCTGCTCGAGGCAACCTATACCGAAGACAATAAGATTTACTACTGCCTTATGGCTATGGAAGATGATTACAAGCTAGTAAACAGAACACTTAAATCATTTCCGTTTGTTATCAGCCGGTATATGAAAGCCTCGAACGAGCGCTATGGGCGCGGTCCAATTTTGTATTGTTTGCCTGATATCAAGACCTTAAACAAGGTTGTTGAACTAACACTTAAAAATGCCAGCATCTCTATCGGCGGCGTATTTACGGCTGTAGATGATGGCGTCCTCAATCCCCAGACCATCAGCATCGTACCGGGTGCTGTAATAGGCGTCTCCTCCAACGGCGGTCCAAGGGGTCCTTCGCTTGCCCCTCTCCCTAGGTCTGGGGATGCTAATCTCTCGCAGATTGTAGCTAATGATTTACGGGCAAATATCAAGAAAACCTTGCTCGATGAAGGTCTGACCCCGGATAACATGAGCGCCCGGTCTGCGACTGAAATCAATGCCAGACTGTCTGACCTCGCTCAAAACCTCGGCAGTGCGTTCGGCAGGCTGATAAGTGAAACAATGCACCCTATTGTTCGCCGCACACTAGAGTTGATGGATGAAATGGGAATGATTGAACTGCCTCTAAAGGTCAATGGCCTTGAGGTAAAGGTTACCCCGGTCAGCCCTCTGGCTATGGCAAACAACATGGAGAAAGTCTCAGAGATTATGCAGTTTATGCAAGTCTCGCAGGCATTAGGTCCACAAGCGCAGACTTTATTGCGGATGGATGCAGTCGGTGATTATCTGGCTGACCAGCTTGGCATACCGGCTGAGCTGAGAACCACACCGCAAGAGCGGCAGCAGATACAGCAAGAATTACTACAGGCCGCGCAGGCACAGTTGCAGGCGCAGGGCATGGCACAACCTGAACAGGCTATTGAGCAATGAGCCAAGCAGATAAAATACGCAGCATAAACGACCCCGGCTGGGACGGTGTAGACGCAGACAGCGAACCTATCCGTCTGAAAAACATGGACCTACAGCGGGACATGGATATCCAGTTTCACCGTTGTTTTACTTCAGAGGCCGGGAAGAAAGTCTTAGAGCATCTGCGCTCAATAACCATTGAACAACCGGCATGGGTGCCGGGAGCTGATGCTTCTTTTGGTTACGCACGGGAAGGTCAGAATAGCTTAGTGCGTGAAATAGAGCAAAGGCTGAGGAGGACAAATGAGCCAAGATGACGATAACCAGCAAACACAGGAACAACCGGCTGAAGCACCGGCTCCTGATGGATTGATGGCCGGAGCAGCGCTCGCTGAGGATAAGGCAAGTGATGAAGAAGAGAGTATCTCGCATCTCGCCGAGGACGCCGAGCAGGCTGAGGTCGAGGATGAGGACATTACCTACGAACGCCCGGACTGGTTCCCGGAGAAGTTCTGGGATGAGAAGGAAGGCCCGGACCTAGAGAACATCGTTAAATCATACGATGAATTGCAAAAACAGTTCAGCCAAGGCAAACATAAAGCGCCCGATGAGTATGACACCTCTGTTCTATCTGAAGCAGGGCATGACATGGAAGACCCTATGGTCAACGCTTATGTGTCTTGGGCGCAGAAGTATGGCGTCAATCAGGCAGCGTTTGATGAACTGGCCGGTCAGATAACAACTCTGGCCTCAGAAACTGGTGCGGCTATGGAGGCCAACTACGAACAAGAGCGTCAGGCACTAGGTCAAAATGCTGACCAGATTATCAAGTCAAACATCAACTGGGCTGATGGCTTGGAGCGAAAAGGTGTTATATCTGCTGAAGAACGCGAAGAGCTCAACGTCTGGGGCGGCACAGCTACTGGTCAAAGGCTTATGCAGAAAGTGCGGTCTATGACCGGGGATATGTCGCAGATACCAATAGCTGACGTAGCAGAGGCCGGAATGAGCGAAGATGACTTCAAAGCATCTATGCAGGCCAAAATGGCCGACCCTAAGTATGGCTCAGATATGAATTACACAAGACAGGTTGAAGCAGAGTTTACGAGGCGTTACGGCTAACCTCTCCCAACTGCGGGGCTTCGGCCCCTTTTTTATACAAAAACCAGATGATGTGTTTGCTGTCTTTACAAGCTACAGCTTGTAGTGTATGTCTGAAAGTGACTGATAACCCGACTGGGCCGGTCTGGCGTGGAGAAATCCAACGGGCGCTGACGTTCAGCGAAGCCAGAGGCCGGGGCTCTCCCCGATAACCTACAAGGCGAAAGTTTTGTTTTGGTTCAATTGAGGAGTGAAAAATGTCAACGAACCTTTCACCCGCATTCGTCCAGCTATTTGAAGCAGAAGTTCACCAAGCCTATCAGGGTGCGGCTGTTCTTCGCGGAGCTGCTCGGACGCGGACTGGTGTTGTAGGGGACACCGTAAAATTCCCTAAAGTGGGCAAAGGCACAGCCTCTGTTCGCACTCCCTCCACGGATGTCGTTCCTATTAACGGCGAATTTTCGCAAATTTCCGTTTCGTTAACAGATTTTGTGGCGGCAGAATACAGTGACGTGTTTAACCAAGCTAAGGTTAACTTTGATGAGCGTCAGGAACTTGCACAGTTGGTTGGAAATGCCATTGGTAGACGCGAGGACCAGATTATCATTGACGCACTGAATGCGGCATCAGCCGGTTCAACTGTGGCAAAAACAGTGGTAACAACGGGCTCGGCGGGAGCATCAAACCTGAATGTCGGTAAGATTATCGCCGCCAAGAAAGCCTTGGATGCGAAAAACGTACCAGCAACAGACCGTCACTTTGTAATCCATGCCAACAACTTGGCTGGCTTGCTCGGTGATGAACGTGCGATTTCGAGCGATTTCCAGACACTGCAAGCTCTGGTCGGTGGTCAAATCAATCAAATGATGGGCTTTACCTTCCATATTGTTGGTGACAGAGACGAAGGTGGTTTGCCACTGGCAACTGCTGACCGTACTTGCTTTGCGTTCCACCGCTCAGCAATCGGGGTCGCTGTGGGTATCGCACCGAAAACCGAAATCAACTACATCCCAGAAAAAACATCATTCTTAATCACAGCCATGCTCTCTATGGGTGCGGGTGCGATAGATGTTGACGGGATTGTTGACG